GTATTACGCTTGGGATAACTCTTGGAACCAACAGGCGATTGTAAAAGATTCGTCTTGGAATGTGCTGTTCTATTCTGGTGGGACTAAATCTCACAAGGTTAAGTTGTTTGCAGAAGTCGATGCATCTACTAACTATCGCGTCTTTGAAGTCTCTACACTAGTAGCTACACCAGTTAGGACAATCACACCTAGGAACTACAACCGTAACTATACAGACAACTGTGCAGGAACAATATACAAGGGCAACCTTAGGGGCAACGTCTCACATGCTCTTACTACGGGGACCGAGATTCGTAACAAGGCAACCTATGCGTCTAACACAACGGGTCCACAGGGCAGAACGAGTATTGGAGACAAGGTAGAAGAGTATTCGTTTATCACGCACCCAAGCAAGTATTACCTACTGCATATCTACAACCGCGGACCGAATACACTTAGGTTACATGTCCACATACGCTTGACTGAATACAACGAGGCATTAACGAGCTGATTTAAATGGTGAGCTGGACAGGGAACTATTCAAGCAAATGCAACGTGCATAACGAGCTTGTCGTAATTGACTCCCTGCTTGAGCACAACACCGAAGGCGATGTTTACACCGTCTCGGATACACCATTCAGTTGAACAAGAATTGGCAGTAGATTTAAAAAGCTAACAGGAGATATATTAAGATATGCCAGAACCTTACGCATTAACAAAGATGTCTCCTGAGGAGATTAAGAAGATGATGGAAGAAGACCCCCAGTCCCGACAGGCGCTTACGGAAAAGCCCAGAGTTGGCTTTACCCACAACCCGTATTACTCTGGGCTGGGCAAGTTCTTCCAGAAGACGATTAAGAACACTTTACTGGAGAAGCTTCTGGACCAAGTTTGGCAGGGCTTCCTCCGTTACAGGTGCCATGGCAATTCAGCCGCATACAAAGATGGTCTGAAGGCTCCAGAGAAAGTGTTCGTATACGATGACAAGTTCCTATCATTCTTGAACGATGCGCTTACAGAAGCAATCGTGGAGCACAACACAGACAACGATGCTGTCAGGAAACAGCGTATCCAGAATAAGATGAAGGATATAGTCATGACAATGCTCCATGAAGATGTCTACTACAGGGCACGTGCCAAGCTTATGATTAGGGATATCATTGAGAAGGCTCAACGAGACCCTGAAGTACTGGCATTGACAAACCATGAGGCGCTGAACTACTTACACTTCAGTAGCTTCAATGCGGTAGATGGTTTTCACAATCCCGAGAAACAGAAGTCTCTTGAGCCTCTCCGAGAGTTAGTTAAGAACGGAAAAGGCGGAGAGACTTATCATGGCAGCATCAGACGTTTCAAGTAATGTAGAGGCGCTCTCTCCTTACACTATAGGTGTAGGGGGGACCATCTCCGTTTCTGTTTTCAACACAATGTATGCTCTGGCAGAAGACCAGACTGACAGGGACAATGCAGGTTCTGTATTTACAACAGAAGAGTTGTATGAAGCGCAGGCATTGCTTGTATGTCACTACATCGCTAGAAGACAGGGAATGAGTGGGAAGATTAGCGAATCTGGCATTGGCACGTATGGATACAGTAGGGGTGCCAACGCAGGACTAACAGTATGGTTAGACGAATACAACGCATTATTGGCGAATGCGCAGGCTAATGGTAGTGTCACAGCAGAAGACCTCCTTGGTTCTAGCGGCGGTGGTTACAACCACATCGACTCCAGCAAATCTAAAGATTTCTCACTAGACCAGCAACCAGAGACCGGGCAGGTATACAACGACACTCCAGACTCAGAAGGTTCGGAGGCGTTCTTCTATGGAGGATCTTAATATGGCCCCTCCTTTTTACAACGGTGAGTATATCACAAGGGGTGAAGCAGACCTTCGGTTTGAGATGGTTGACCAGAAGTTTGAATCAATGGACAGGCGCGTTGCAAAGATAGAGGATGCACTAGACGAAGTCGTTGCTATGCAGAAGGAGATGAGCCAGAAGATTACATATGGTCTTATCTTGAGCGTAGTGATGCTAGTTGGAATATTACTAGGGCGCGGCCTTGACTTTGGCGTTCTGTTCCCGTGAGGCGATAAAATGTCAGGACACATGTCACCGCATTTACACCAGACTGTAACTATAGAGCCGTTCTCAAGTTACGACTTATCTGGTAATGCGACGTATTCGGCCGGGTCAACATATCCGGCGAGAATTGAGGTGAGACGGAAACGCGTGTTTACTGCGGAGGGGAACGAAGTAACCACCAATCTTGTTATCTACCTTGACAACGATGTCTCTATGAACTCATACTGTAAAGACCGCATAACATTGCCCGTTGGTTACTATGGGGAGAGACAACCACGAATCCTTAATATTATGGGTGCGAGAGATTACTATGGTACATTAGACCATTGGGAGGTCTACACATAATGGAAGCAGTCATCTATGTTGACGGGTTAGAAGACGTGATAGATAAGTTTGAAACCATGTCTAGTGAAACCGTTAACATAGTTGACGACCAGCTTCAGAAGTGGTGTCAGATAATACTTACCGAAGCCCGATTAGAAGTCCCAATTAAGACGGGACTATTACTTCGTTCTGGACACATTGAAGATGCGGGAGGGCTCGCATATGATATAGTGTTCGACAGAGAGTATGCAGAAGTTCAGCACGAGAACGAACAGTTTGATCACAAGTTTGGGCGTAAGGCAAAGTATTTAGAAGATCCAGTGAACCGTACAACCCCGATGATTGCGCGTGGGATTGAGAGGTATTTAGCTGCATTCTACAGCACCTTGAGACCGAGCATGACGGGAATGAGTTCAAGTACAAGAAAAAGCCTAGGTAATCTCGGAGGTAGATTTATTTGATTGAAACGGATATCGCAAACAGGTTGATTGCAAAGGGCCTTGCTACCAGCGGACAGTGTTATGTCAACTGGTATCCTGCGAATCCGGACGATATCGTCTCTCTGTTCGTCTATCAGGGCGGACCCATTGAGAGAACACATGATTCCTCCGGAAATGCTAACCCCTTCCTCCAAGTTCGGGTTAGGTCTAAATCTGCAACTACTGCACGCGAAAAAATTCAAAAAATTCTGAACAATTTGGATGGCTTAACAAACACCACAGTAGGTGCGTCGTTCATTCTGAACATAACGGCTATCGGCTCTGGACCTACAATGATTGGGAGAGATGGCAACGACAGGACAGAATACACGATGAACTTTGATATATTAGTGAGGAGATAAACATGGTTTCAGCAGCACAAGGGGGGTTAGGAGCAGTTCTTGAACTGATGCCCGACCACGCGCCGATTGGAGATATCACTGATATCAGTGACTTCGGTCAGCAGGTAAACGATATAGAGGTGACAGCACACGACTCATCCGGAAATGCGGAAGAGTATATTAGCGGCGTCATCTCTGGAGGAGAAATCACGCTCACAGTTAACTTCGATGCAACTGACACATCGGGTCAGATGGCGTTCGTTGCAGCAGTTAGCACGGGGGCGCCGAGGCAGTATGTTATCAGACTCCCGAACTCTGGGACAAACACGTTCACGTTCTGGGGATACTGCAAGTCATATAAGGTAAAGTCTGAATTGAAAGGAGCGATTAAGGCTACGTTAGTGTTTAAGTTAACACGGTATGGAACATACGCATAAGGAGTTGAAGTAGAATGGTATCAGCAGCACAGGGCGGCCTTGGTGTCGCAGTGGTTTGGAACGCTCAGACTATCGGAGATGTTACCGATATCTCTGACTACGGAATGGCAGTTAACGATATTGAAGTCACCGCTCACGATTCCTCTGGGAATGCAGAAGAGTATATCAGCGGGGTTCTCACTGGTGGAGAAATCACCCTCACGTGTAACTTCGATGCGAGCGATGCAGGACAGGCAGCACTCATTGCGGGTGTAGCAGCAGGTACTGTTGCAGCAGGGGTCATCACCCTCCCGAACACAGAAGCCACCACCTACCAGTTCTATGCATACGCGAAGTCCTACAAGATTAAGGCAGACCTCAAGGGTGCAATCAAAGCAACGTATGTATTGAAGTGCACAAGATACGCACAGTTCGTAGCGTGATTTAAATGACAGAGCGTTCAGCGATTCTGGAAATGGGTGAAGAGAGGTTTCACCTGCGGTATGGTAGAGCTGACGTCAAGGCTCTGGAACGGGAGTTGCAGGTAAGTTACATCTACTTCTTTAATCCCACTGTCTTCACCAGCCTAACTGCGTTGGAGATGTTCATCCATCGTGGTCTTCATGTGGAGAACCGCAAGGGACAACTGGAACACTACTTTGAACTCGATGCAGAAGGCATGGAGGAAGCAGGGCAGTTTGTCTTTGACCGCATTGGAGAGTATGGAAATCAGATGCGCGATGCAGTATTCGAGGCCATGTGCGTAAGTGGATTAGTTAAGCGCCAAGTTGGGGATCCCCAACCAAAGGAAGAAGATTCAAAAAACTGAAGTGGGACTGGGTGTCCGATAGCGAGAAGATTGCTTTCGGAACACTCCGTTTAGTCCCTGAAGTAGCATGGAACTTAACTCTCGCAGAACTGTATGCAATGGCAGACGCGACGTGGGAACTAGAAAGCAAACAAATGTCGGCGAACATTCAGGTGCAAGATAACCTCAATGCATTCAACTGTCTCATGCAAGCGCGCTGTGTCGGATCTGATAAAGGAGAACTAGACGACTACAAGTTATACAAAGAGGAACCAAAAGTGAGCAACGTTGAAAAGAGCCCCGAAGAACTTAGCAACATCATCATGATGATGGCGAAGGCAGGGGTATTGAAAGCCGAAGGAGGTGACTAATGGCAGAAGCAGGTAAAGTTATCTTTACGATTGCAGCA